TGTGATCGGGCCCGCCACGGGCGTCGCCCACCAGCCTCCCGGTGCAATCACCTGCGGGAGCGCAAGGCGCTCCGTGGGCGTCCCAAATGCCTGCGTGGTCGCGCTCTGCACGGCCATCACCAGCGTTGGGTTGGTGCCGCTCGCCGAGAGGACGTGCATAGCCGCGTACAGCTGCTGGCCCTCGGCTACCGGGCCCAGTTTCATGGCCGTGCCCGTGCCGGTGGCCGTGAGATTGCCGTTAACCATGACCGTGCCGCGTATCAGATTGCCGCCCTCGGCATGCACCGAGAAGCCGAACAGATCCCCGTGTCTGCCTCCGGGATTATATTGCCCGACCGTCGACACGAACGTAAACGCCGTTTCCCCGGTCGCCCCGGTGAGCGGAGCCACCGACATGACCCCCTCGGACACGCCGATTTCGTCATAAAGCGTCTTGTCCAGCCCGCCCGTCTCGGCAGTGTCCCACAGGCCCTGGTGGTCAGCCACCGTGTTCCACAGGCCTGCCATGCGCCGGACGGAGCTTGACGGGCCGAACAGATTGAGCTCCGGGTTCTTCGGCGTGGACGTCAACGCCATCTGGCTCAGGTCGCCGCTCATATCGTAGCCGTTGAGCCAGCAACGGCAGTTCTTCAAGATGTGCTTACCCACTGTTGCCATTCACCCCCTCGGAGCCGTTGAAGCCGCAGACGCCGCATATCCACTCGCCCGCGGAGCCCATGGTGCCCAGGTGCACGCGCTGGTCATGCGGATGCTCGCACAGGGCCGGGTCGGGCGACGCGGTCAGCTCCGGCAGTTTCTGCTCCCCGGACTCCTCGTCCATCAAGCTCAGAGCCGCCTCACAGGCGGCCCGGATGCTGAGTATCAGGTATCTCATCGCATCGGTCGTGCCCATCTCGTTCACCCCCCGACCGGCTCGCGGTGCGCCTGGAAGTTCAGCGAGAATGCCGGCCGTTTGCTTTCGTCATAACCCAGCGGCGTGATCTCGCCCATCTGCTGAATAGCCAGATAGCGCATGCCGCCGACCGTCACGGGCCCGTAGGAGTGCAGCGCGCTGCGCACCCACTCGGCCATGGCGTACGTATCCTGATAGCTCTCAGGATTGCCGCGCACGCGGATTTCGACAGTGGGATTGTAGAGCGGCATGTTCACCGGCGGGCCCCAGCCTCCCGTGTCGTAGACCGTCACCGTTGTGTGCGGCCGGGCAGGTTCCAGCGTGGCGTGAAACTCCCACCCCTGGGCGGAGCTGCCCCGCCGCGCCCATGCGGCGACCAGTATGCTCTTGACGTCGATTGCCGGCGAGTTCATCCCCTCACCTTCCCGCCTTCGCCTTGTCGTAGATCATCCGCACCCAGCGGTCGGTGTTGTTCTTGACCACGTCCTCCAGGTATTTGGCCTTGCCGCCCTTCGGGTGCCGCCATTGGAGCTCCTCATGCTGCCGCACTGCGTAGGGCGTGCCGAAGCCGATTTCCGCTACGTCCGGGCAGTTGGCATGAGGACGGCCTTTTCGTACAGTTGACCCATCCTTCTGCCCTCTTGCGATCAGTGTCCCACCGTAGTCCAGATAGCCGCTGCCCCGCAGGTCGCCCTTGTCCACCGGCGCATCCGGCACCGACTTGCCCAGGCAATCCAGCCCGACGTCAAGCAACCCATCGCGGACGCCGACCTTGATCTTGGCGAGCTCGCGGTTCAGGCGCGCCTGCACCTGCTGCAACCCTTCGATCTTCACCTGCACCCTCACAGCCACACCACCCACCCGACTACGGTCCCGTCCATCTCCTGCAGCTCCTCACCGGCCTGGAGTTCATGGGAATCCAGGACTCGCGGGTCTGTCTCAGCGGTCGCGCCCCGGTAGAGCCGGCCCTCGAGATCCACGGACTGCGTCAGGAATACCCGCGCCTGGCTGACGCGCTCCTCTCCGGTCTTGGTGCGGATCAGCCGTTGTTTCTGCTCCCATCGGCAGCGCAGCTGTTGTGGCGGGCCGTAATCTCGTCCGCCATAGCCGTCCGGCGTCCCTGGCCAGTAGGTACACGTCTCGGTGCACACCGACTCGATCATCGCAGCTCACCGATCCGATACTGCTGTATCCAGCCGTCGAGCAGCGCCAGTGCCATGGGCGCCAAAGGTATCCGCCCCGCAGCGCGTGGAGTGAATTGTTCGCTCGCGCTGCCCACGGACCGGCTGACGAGCCCCCTAGCCAGATCAGCCTCGAGCTTGCGCTGGTAGTCCGATGCAGCCAAGAGCCACACCGCCTGCTCGCAGATGGCCTCGTTCCGCGCCGAGCCAGGCGTGAGTTCGTGCAGCTGCAGCGTCCCGATCTGCCTCTCCGCGGTGGCCAGGGCCTTCGCTTTGTCGCTCGGCGACGCCTGTTCCCAGGCTTCGGAGTGCAGCCGAGTCTCGAAGTACGCATCGGCGGTCATCACATCCACTTGGCTCACCGCCTTCCGTGAAAGCAAGACCCGGCAGCCGAGTGACCGCCAGGCCCGCATTCGTCCGTTTGGCTACTAGGCCAGCACCTGGGCCTGGAATACGGCGTCGGCCTGCGGGAATGTCGGGATCGCGCAGGCGGCCGCCTTAGTCCAGATCGCCGGAGGCTCGGCCTCCTGAGTAACCACCGCATAGACGCCAGCAGCGCTTGCCGCGTCTACCTCCTTGTCGAGCAGGGCCTCGGCCGTGGGCCCCATGAGGGTCTCGCCCAGGGCATCAGGCGGCAGCAGCACGAACCTGTTTGCCGGGAAGAATCGGCCCGCGGTAATCGTGCCGTCCTCAGCCTGCGTCCGCACCTGCAAGTCGTACGTAGCGATACGCGGCAGGTTGAGAGTCTGCAGCAGCTCATTTAGCTGTGTGACGCTCACGGCCCTGGAGCCGCCCTGATCGCCGTAGATCATGGTCCTGACCTGCGCGTTGCGAATCAGGTTTGCCACGACCGTGTTGGAGGTCAGGGCCCGAGTCGGCCTCACGCCGCAGGCGGCGATCACCGCGTTGACCCATGTTTGGATCATCGTGATGGGCTCCGCGTTGGTCTGGTTCCACTGCCCGCCAGCCACGTTCTGCGCCGGCAGAGTCGCCCGGTTGCCGACCGGCACGCCGTAGTCGACTGTCATGATCAGCCCGTTCTCATTGAGTACGATCTGGCCTGTGGCCAAAGCACTCATACGCATGGCCTCAATACGGGCCAGCACCGAGTCGATCATGTTGTCCAGATCGTTGTAGAGCTGGTCGCGGACCATCGCCACATCACCGGCGCCCTCGCGCTTCAGGGCGATCAGCTCTCGTTCGCCGAGGTTGATCTTCCGCTTGATGGGCGGGATCTCGCCGCTAACCTTCACGGCACCGTCGCGGCTCGCGATCTGAGCCTCGGCCCCGAACGCCTGCACGCTGGCCATGACCGGCAGCAGGTTTTGACTCCGCCAGTACTCGAACGTGAGTTCGTTGGTGGCGCGCGCCGGGAACAGCGTCAGGCCCACGTATTCACGCGGCTGACGAGCCCGGGCATAGGCCAGGGTCGCCTTGCGAGAGAATTCCTTCAGCAGTTCGCTCATTCGTTACACCTCCACCCTAGACCCAGGTGATCCCGGGCATGCTCGCCTTCGTGAAGGCGTCAATCGCCGCGGGCAACCTGGCCTCGATCACCCGGGCCTGGTCGATGGCAGTGACCAGCTGGTCGCTGTGGACCGCTCCGCCGGTCGCTGTGAACGTGGTGAATACCACGTCGTCTGCTACCAGGAATCGGGGCGTCACGTTCGGCGCTCCCGCCGGGGTGTCGTCTACGCCCCCTGCGAGAGCAGTAGCGGCGACGGCAATGGCTGCGTCCGTGCCCTCGCTGCCCTCGGCCAGCGACGCAACTACGATATCCTTCACGAAGAGCGCCGCGTTGATCGCCGCGATGACCTGGGCAATCGTGCTGGTGATGGCCTTGGTGCCATCCGTCGCGAGATAAACACGGATGACGTCCGTCTCGACCGCGACCTTGAGGCTGGCGCTGGCCGCGTTGGGATCCACCAATTGGACCTTGATCGCGTTGCCGGCGACCCCGGTCTGCTTGGCCGTGATGACGATGTCGTCTCGGGCCCCGGCGCCGCTGGCCTTGAGCGTGACGGTAGCCGCGACGCCGGGGACGGCCGCCGCGCCTGCGATATAGGGCGCGTATTTGCCGTTACCCAGTCGCCCTACTACCGTTCCGGCAGCGACCCGCTTGAGCCCGGTTAGGGGATTAGGCACCACCTGCAGGTGATCCAGGGTGATGCCCCCGCGGACGTATCGGACCTTCTCGGAGTCCAGGAAACTGATCTTGCTCCCGAGCGTGGTCGTCTTGAGTTCCAGGTTCATGAGTTGTTACACCTCATTTCGTCGCCCACGGGTCATATCCGCCCGCGGGCACGGTCTTGCCCTTGTTCCGCTCCTCGGCGAGCTTCTTCGCCGCCTCGACGGGATCCGGAGCCCCGCTCGGGCCCGGGTTGCCACCAGGCGCGCCCACTCCGGGCTTGGCTCCAGTCGAGCCCTTGAGGAACGGCTTGTCCTTGAGGAGCGCTTCGATGGCCTCTTTTACGCCCGTGACCTTGCCATCGTCGGCGATCTGCGCCTTCGATAGGTCTGCAAGCTGCCAAACAACATCTGCGTCCACAGCGCCGAGCTCGGCCGCCAGGGCCCTGACTTCGGCGCGCAGCAGCATCTGTTTGGCGTTCTTGCTGGCGGCCTCCAGGGCCGTCGTGTGCGTGGCTTCGCGGTCGGCCAGCACCTTCGTCCAGTCCGGATCCTGTCCGTCCGGGATGCCGAAGGCCTTGCGGACGCCTGCCAGCTGCTCATCTAGGGCCTTGGCCCTAGTGCGGTATCCGGCGCTCTCCGCGCGGAGCGCCCTGACATACTCCTCAGTGTAGGTGCGCGCGCCGCTCTGCTCAGGCGCTCCGCTTCCGGCGGCTCCGCCATCGCCGCCCCCGTCATCAGGGGCGAAGAACGGGTATGAGAACAGGTGCGGTCTCGGTGGCATCTAGCCACACCTCCTACGGGGCTCCTGGCCCCGGTAATAGAAACCACCCCTGCGGGTGGTAAACTTGTCCTGGGTGATCTCAATGCCTTGGGTCCACGACCGCCGGCCTTCTTGGGCCCGCCGTGGGTTCAACCGCCAGATCTACTGGAGCGTCACCTGCGAGATCAACTGGCAGATCGCGCAGCTGCGCAAGCGCGGCCTCGAGCCGGCGCTGGTGCGCCTGGGGTCCGCGGCGTCAGCCGTCTATGCCCGGGAGCACCGTGCCCAGCGCGTCAGCCAGGCGCCTGCCTACCACGACGGCTACCGGTGCCGGGTGCCGATTAGGTATCAAGATCCCCATCTTTCCGGGGTCGCGGTGGAGGGGCGGACGCGGTAATCCTTGGCTCCTCGGTATCCCTGCAGACCGTAGCCACGCCATCGAGCATATAGCCTATCAATTTGCCGTTTATGCAGATTCCGGGCAACTGCTTCCCAGTGGGTATGCCGGCTTCCATTCGTGTTCGCCTCCCTCAACCTTGTGTCTCGTCGCTAGACTCTCCCCGGCCACGATACGGCCTGCCCTGAGTCCCGCGCCGCGTAATACGCACGGTTCTCAGCGGCCATCCTGATCCGCGACTGTTTCTCCTGTCGACCCATCCTCTGCTGCTCGCCTCGCACCTCACGGAGCTTCTCCCGGACTGCATCACGCTCAGCGCCGGCCGGCATAATGACCAGCTGCTGCTCGAGCTTGCGCCGATCGCGGCGGAGCCGGCCCATCTCCTGCTGCCGGGCATACGCTTCCCGGTCAGCTGCGCTGCGCGTGTCCTCGAAGGGTCGGTTGCTGAACTCCCGGGTCTTGCCGGGGTCCTCATCGCCCTCGGGCACATACGGCGTCAGTCGATGGACGCAGTTCGGGTGGATGGACTCGTATCCCTCGCTGAACCCCGGCACGTCAGTCAACACCGGATAGCCCTGCGTCTTGCCGGTGCGCGAATAAACCCGCCCCTCGTACTGAGAGCAGATCGGGCAGGTCGCCCGATGCTCGGTCATCTGCACTAGGTCGTGCCCCATGCCGTCGAGCTGCATCAGCAGGCCGGCATTCTGCGATTCGGCCGTTACCGACCGCACTACCATGTTTGCGTAGCTGTCGAGGGCCCACTCGCGGCCCCGGCTGTCGCGGAAGGCTGTCAGCCCCTCGTCGGCCAACCGCTGCCGCAGCCCCTTCTGCGCCTGGCGTATCGTCTGGCCGGTAGTCGTTTTCTCCAGCACCGCCTCGAGCTGAGCCGAGCGCCACTGGTCGCGGATTCGTCGACCGACGAACGTGTGAGCGTCGTGCAGATCGTCCAGCAGCGAGTCCACGAGGACCTGCACGGCGTGCTGATGCACTTTGATCATCCCCGGCGCAATCTCGAATGCCTGTTTCCCGCGTATCGCCGCAAACGGCGCCAGTGCCTCGCGGACGCCCTCACCGTAGACCCGGGGTATGACCTCCCATGCCCACTGCTCGGCAGTCGCGTCCAGCTCGTTCAGGACCCCGCCCACGTCGCGCATGAGCGCCTCGTCGAATGCAGTGGATCGCCCCTTCGCTCGTCGCTCGGCAATCCGCTTCAAGATCTCGAGATATGCCCGTCGGTAGACCTCGATCAGCGCGTCGGCGGCCGCCATAGCATCAAACACTACACCTCACCCGCCCCGCCGGTTGCCTCTTCCTCGCCCCTGCCGAACAGGTTACCTAAATCGATTCTGGCCGGTGTCCGGGTGTCAGGAGGACCGGCCATAGCGCGATCGGTGTCTATCTCGGCGAGTTCGTCCTCAAGTTCCTTCCCTGTGAGCCTGTGCAGACGGCGCACTGCCGATCGGCGGCTAGAAACACCCGCCTCAACCCCCATGGCCTCCGTCTGGGTCTCCTCAAACGGATCATCCGGCAGCCCGTCGCGCCACTCAATACGGACTTCAGCAATATCGGACAGGCTGCGGCCGCGATCAGTCTCGAACCACAGCGCCGCTTTCAGGACGTTGCGTAACGCCGTGTCGAAGTATAGGCGCTTACGGTTAACCTTGGCGAGAGTGCGCAGGAGCCGGAATTTGAGCGCCCGCCCCGACTCCGCCTGGCCCGCCTCGCCCATGCCGAAGGCGTCCGGGCTGGTCTCAGTCACCAGAAATGCTAGTTGTATGAGCTTGTCGATCTGCTTGAACGCGGCGTCGAGCTGAGCGTCCCACACGAGATACCGCGGCAGGTTGCCGCCGATCTCCTGCGGAGCCTCGACTACGTCCAGACTGTCCCGCTCAATGTAGTAGCGTCGCGTGGAAGGGTCGAACTTCATCATCCCTGGCGGCAGCACTAACTTCGGGCTCTCGTGTTTGTCGAGCACCCTGCTCACGCGGCTGAGTCGGTTGTTCAGCTCGTCCACCAGCGTGTGGATATCGATGTAGTCCGAAACCCCCCGCCAGTCGTCGTCCAATCTCCAGTTCGGCACATACTCTACCAGGAGCCCCGGATACCCGGTTTCCTCCTCCTCATGCAGCTCTGCATACTCCGGCAGTGTAGCTAACTGCACCTGTTGCCGCAGTGTTCCGCGTTCGAGGAGCCACAGCTCGTTCCTGATCATGCCGGGGGTGTGGACCTCGCGCCGCAAGTAAACTCTGTCGTCGAGCTTGCGCTCCCAGGCGATAACAGCGCCAGCCAGCACGCGGACATCGTCAGCCGCGAACTCTGGATAGAACAGCGCCGGGTTGACCGCGGAGATGATCGCCTCCGGTCGCTCGCTGTAGCTGTAGCGCGGCCCATAGCGGAGCTTGTACACCGCGTCGCCGCGTACGCTGGCGCCCAGGGCCATCTCGTAGTTCAGCGTGTGCATGCCGTTTGCGCGGGTGATGGCGTCCAGGGCGGCCTGCTCCGCCGAGCCCTCATCCCCCGCGACGAATCCCGGCTCCTCGCCGAACAACATGTCCGCGGAGACCAGGCTGACCAGCTTCGGGAAGTTCGCGACGATGTAGACGAGCGACTTGTCCGGCGTCTTGTCGAGCCACAATTGGACGCGCTGGAACACGTCGTCGTGCTTGCCCAGGAACAGTAGCCGGTATGTCGCATATGCCTCGATACGCTCCCGGTGTCCTTCCGGCGGCCACGAATCGCCCGCCTTGACATCAATGATCGACATCCACATCACCAACCTATCGGTTTGCCGGAGTAGCCCCGCGCTGTCGGGGTTGCCATACGAAGCAGGGCCTGGCTCATTTGGTCTACCTGGTCATCGTGCTTGCCGTTGGGGAATGCGGCGCACTCCTCCACGAAGTCGCCGACCCAAGGCGCTATACTCGGGTCGGGCAGGTAAACGTTGCCCGCTTCAATCTCAGGGCTCACCGCGGCCACACGCGCCATCTTGGAGCCCCGTGGCTCAACTGGAATCAGCCCCGGTATTTCGCGCTTCAGCGTCGCAATCACCGCAGGGCCGTTGGCTTTATCCTCCACCAACTTCGCCCGGGCCTCGGGCCACTTGGCCGTAAGCGCCTTCACAGCTGCCAATGTCGTTGGGAAGTCCATGCGCCCGCGCACCTGATCAAGTAGATACTTATCAGCGCCCTTGCGCCCCCACACACCGCCTACCACGAAGTCTGAACCATCCGAATCCTTGAATGTCATGTCCCATGACTGAATGACTTCCTGCAGGTCGGCAGGAATGGCCTTGTAGAACTTCCACCAGCCGCGCTTCAGTATCTCGCCTTCCGGTGAGGACGGGTGTTGCTGGTATAACGCATTCCAAAAATAGGTGCCTACATCTACTTTGGTTTCGGCTGCCCACGCTTCGTTGTACCCATACTCGGGCCACAGGGCCTCGCCAGGTTTGCGCCCTAAGGCGTCGTTCTCGCCCGCCACGGCCTGCAGTTCCAGCACAGTCCACTGTTGGCCCCCGGCCTTCATCTCCTTGAGCAACCGCCCAGCTAGGTCGTCCTCGTGCCAGCGGGTCATAACGAGCACTATAGCCCCATGGGGCGACAGCCTGGTCCGGAGGGTGCTGCGATACCAGTTCCAGACCGCATCGCGGATGGTTTGGGACGACGCCTCCTCGTGGTTCTTGAAAGGGTCGTCGATCACTGCCACGTTGGCACCCCGACCAGTGATGGGGCCCCCGACGCCAGCGGCCACACACCCGCCCCGGTGCCCCCGGACAGACCAATGATCTACTGCCGAGCTGTCGGTCGCCACCCGTATGCCCCACAGCGGGGGGCCGTACTCCCGCAGGGTGTTGCGTGACGCCCGGCTGAAGTCGTACGCCAAGTCGGCTGCGTAGGAGCTGATGATGACCTTCCGGTTCGGGTTGCGGCCCAGGAACCAGGCGGGAAACCCGCGAGACACTATCTCACTCTTGCCGTGCTGGGGTGGCATGAACACCATAAGCCGCCGAATGTCGCCGCGTTCTACGGCCTCAAGCTTCTCACACAACGCGAGGTGGTGCCTGCCTGGCCGCCACACCCCGCCCGAGGTGTACTGCATAAAGTCGGCCAGCCTGCGCCGGGCGAGTTCAGCCCCTATCTTGTCGTCTATGCCCGGGTCACTCAGCAGACCCTGCAAGACGCCGTCGTATGGAAGCAAGCGCCCTCAGCTCCTCCTCCGTCAGGCGCGACAAGTCCAGGCCAGACTGTGCACTGACCTCGACCGGCCCACCATCAGGGCCGGAAACCTCCTGCTGAACCCTGTCCGGAATACCCCTAGCCACCCGCTCCATCTTGGCTGCCTCAGTCAGGTAGGCCAGCACCTGGTTAGGGTTCAGGTCGGCGGGGTCCACCCCGCGCAGCCGCTCAATAGCCTTCTGCTGTAGGGCCATGGCCTCGGCGATGTGTCGCTGGTTCATGGCTTCGATTTCCTTCAACATGGACTCGCGCCTGATCCGATCCACCTCGATGTCCCAGGCCATGCACCGGTCCACCCAATTCCATCGGTAGGACCACCGCTTCATCAGGTTGGTCGACTTGCCTAGCGCAGCCCCCGTCTTGGCCAGCGTACGCTCCATACTGTCCCGATACGCGATGAACGCCTCGAACGCCACGCGGGTTTCGCCCTTCTGGCGCTCCCAGGGGGCCCTCACTGCATCCATGCCGGGCACCTCCAAGTGGGCCTTCGAACGGGTGAAACCCGTCTTCCAGGGGGGCGGGCCGTTTCTTTTTCGGGGCACGGTTACTCACCCTCCAAGTACTTAGTCGCCCACTGTTCGAGGCAACGCCACGCCTCTTCTGGCTCCACCTCTTTGCGGGCCACCATCTTATCCACTGCCCGCTTCAGGGTGCGGGCTACGTCCACGGGCACCGTATCGCCGCCGAACACGGACGCCAAAGGAACCCGGGACCTCCGCTTGTTGGACTCCGAAACGCCCCAACCCTCGGCCAGGTCGGTCTGGTGCCGCTCGAACACGTCCAACACCAACATCATGCCTAGGGCCGAATTCTGCACGTTGTACGACATCTGCGCCTTGGCCAGGTCCGACACCGCCCGATCGAAGTCGTCCAGCCGCATGGCGACCACTTCGTCCGCACCTAACGCCTCCGACGCCTGCTTCAGGCAAGCCCGGAGCCGGTCTGCCTCAGTGGGCAGGAACAGGAACTGGACGGTTCTGAACTCAAGCCGCTTAGTGATGGACTCAAGCACCCTCAACTCCTCCTCGGAGAGGGGCGAGAGGTCTACCTGCACCTGCACGGGCTTGCCTTCAGGCCCGGATATCTCATGCTGCGTCTTATCACTCTGGCCGAGATACTGCTTGCCCAGCCATATCAGCATCGTGGCGTTGCCGCCCTCTGCGGCCTTGAACTGCATGCGGCGCAGAGAACGCCTTGCCGCGCTCCTTGCCCTTTTTATATGCGGTGCAAAATTCGTCGTCATCCTTCTTGCGCCGCTTGATTGTGCTGCGCTCTACACCGAGCACCGCCGCTATTTCCTCGTCCGTGCATTGCATCGCGGCGAGCTGCTCCACCTGTCTATAGTCGATCTTGATTCGCGGCCTGCCGCGTGCCATGCGTGTCACCTCACTAGTTCGGCCTTCTTGCCGGTCAGCTGCTCCCAACGCTGGACGATGATATCAACGTAGCCGGGCAAGAGCTCCGTGCCGAAGCACACTCGCCCTGCTTTCTCTGCTGCTATGAGCGTCGTCCCTGCGCCCATGAACGGATCAAATACCCGGTCGCCTGGCTCCGTTGTGAGTTTCACGACGAACATCGGCAATCCCACCGGATACATAGCGGGATGCTCGATTGACTCCGAATCAGGCGCAATCCGCAGCACGTTGCCCGGACGAGCAATGCCCCGCTTCATGCGGCCACTTATGCTGATATTCCCGCTGGCGCCGGTGCTTTCATTGGTGCGAGCATACGCCCGCACATTGTCCGAACGCTCCCCGACCGCCTTGGGGCGCCACCGAATCTTCTGCTGCTTCGTGAAATGGAACAACCGCCCGAAGTCATCTACTAGCGGCCTATCGTCGATGCCTTCTTCCACGTCACTGACCACTACATCAAACTCGGCCGCTTTGGTGAACCAAAACACCGGTTCGAAATCATTGCGCAGGCGATTTTGCCAACCGCCTGGCACACCCGTCTTTGTCCATACCAACTCATCGACAAAACGCCAGCCATACTTCTGCACCATAGCAATGACAAGCTGCATCACATACAAGTGGCGTTGTCCATCCTCGACGTGCTCTTTGATGTTCACAAAGAACGAACCTGCGTCGTCGAGCACTTCACGCATGGCCGCCGCCACGCCGCCGAACCATGTAGGATACTCGTCAGCCGGTATGCCACCGTAAGTCGTTTTCCGTTGTTCCGCGTATGGCGGCGACGTGACGATGCACTGAACACGCTGTCCGCCCAACAATCGTTCAAGCAACGCAGCGTCTGTGCAGTTACCGCAAGCAATTCTGTGTTCCCCTAGAGCCCAGATATCGCCGCACTGGGTTACAGGATCCTCGGGCACCTCAAGCGCAGCAGACTCCTTCGACTCCTTACCTGAATAGTTCATCATCTGTTCCAGCTCATCAGTATCAAAGCCCGTCAGGCTCAAGTCAAACGCGCCCGTATCAAGCTCCGTCAACAGGTCTGCCAGCGGCGTGAAGTCCCACTCTGCCTCATCCTGCAATCTGTTGTCTGCGATGTTATAGGCCTTAGCGGTCACGTCATCCATGTCGAGCCATACAACCGGGACTTCCGCAAGCCCTGCGGCCTTCGCCGCCTTGAGTCTCTGGTGTCCGGCGATGATCATGTTCGTGCCCTTTTGCACCAGTATAGGATTCACGAACCCAAACTCCTCGACGCTCCGCTTGAGCTTATGCAAGCCCTTCTCACTTATTTTGCGCGGATTCCCGCCGAAGGGCCGAAGTTGATTAATCGGCACGTATTCTATAACCAATCTATCCTCGACTGCTGCCATGTCCATCTGTCCTCCGTTCATGGGGCGCCGGGCTGGGACTCGAACCCGCACTACCCACCTGGAGGGTGGGGGTGCTACCATTACACTACCGACGCGTGGGCCTCTCTTCCATCAACCGCTTGGTTGCTCGGTGCCGGTGTAGGAACACACCCTCAGCCACCGTGTGTAGCTCTTCCAGACGCCCGGACTTGTTGCAGTTCCCACACCAGAACGTCCGGGCGGCTGGCTCCATCTCCATTCGCCCAGGGGCCTCGCAGTAGGGACAGGTCACCAAGACTATCAGACGGGGCTTGACCTCCATCAGTTCGCACACGCCCTTGGCGAGCGCCATACCCGACAACTGGCCCATCCTGCCTCACCCGACTTTCAGTGCCTCCCCCAGAGGAGCCGTCAAGGGCCCGCTAGACCCCCAACGCAGACTGCCGGGCTGGTTTCGCTCTGCCCAGCCGCGCCACTGGGCCCGGGCCCGGGGGTCATCCCCAGCGCCCACTAGCCACAGCACGGCCCGAAGAGCGTACTCGATGTCGGCATCCTCCGCACACCCGGGCCCACCCATGACCCTCACGCGGGCAGGTCGGTGGGCGACGAACTCAACCCGGGGGGCGTCGGGCTCCCTGGATTCGACGTGTCGCATTCGGTGCTCCTTCCCGCATACTCGCGGGTCGGCGCCGATCGTTCATCCTGCTGCGATAAACTAGTACCGTCACTGAGCCCTGTGGCACCGCCCCCAAGACTCGTAGCCACCCGCCATACGACATCCGCCCGCCACTGGCGGGCCGTTTCCCTGCTTATACCCAGCGCCCGGGCTGCCCCGCTTAGTGACTGGTGCCCCCAAAAGATAAGCCGGGTCAACCTCTTCAAGTTGCCCGGCAAGCTGTCGAACACGTCCTCAATAACTCGCACCACGGCCCGGTTCTGCTGAACCGATGCCGAATCCGCCAATAGCACTCCCCGTTGGGCCGTCGGGTCGCTCACCACACTGGTCCGACCCACCGGGGCGTCGATCGTGGACGAACCCCGAAGGATGATATCCAGCTCAACCCGGGCCAGCTCCTGCTTGATCCGCGGGTAGCAGTACAGGTACTGCTCGGCAACACACAACAGTGCACGGCGCGTCGCGTTTACACTGACGTGGGTACACCTCTCCACCTCCATTGTATCACACCTTCGCCCGCGTGTCAATGCCCTGACTGCTCATGTAGCTGAACAGCAGGGTCCGGACCAGGCCGGACAGGTTGATGTTATGGGCCTCCGTGAACCCCATGACCGCCGTCTTCTCCTTCGCGGTCATCTTGATGGTGATGGTGCTATCCTTGCGCTCCTGCTTTTGCTCCTGTTTCCGCCCCTGACTCATTCGTATCACACTCCTCTATTCTCATTGTAACACGGGAGGGCTTGTCCTGGCAAGTATGCAGACCGTCGTACCAGCCGCGCCGGTAGCCGACGTCACACCCAGCCCTGTGCCCGGCGCTGAACCCCTCGCCCTCACCCCTGGCGTAGCCGTCGACCTGCCCCATTTGGCAGGCCAGCCACATCAGGAACAGGACGCTCCCAATTACGATCAGGGTTGCACCCATGCTCAATTCGTCCACTGTGGCCACCCCCCTCTCAAGATTTACGAACCGCATTTCTTCATCTAAGATTTACCGACTGCGGAGGCCAGGCTGCACCCGACCCCCGCTCGTAATTACGCGGCTGCTAGCAGGCTGAGTACCCGCAGGACTCACAGTGCTTGCAACCCGAGTCACGGATCAGCGTATATGCGCCACAGCTCGGGCACAGGTCGCACTGTAGTGCAGCCGCCCCAGGCTCGCTGCTCGGTATCTCGGCCTCCAGTGCCCGCGCTATCGCCTCCGGGACGCTCCGGACCGCCTCCGGGCCGAACCCGACCTGCCCGGGGCCGCTGATGCCCCGGAGCTGCCCGACTATCTGCCTCGGATCAACGCCACACCTGAGCGCCAAGGAGATCAGTCGGGCAATGGCCTCAGTGAACGCACCTACGTCCGACCCGGCTGACCCTATCTGGCAGAACATCTCGAACGGCCAGCCGCCCAGGGTGTTTACCGTAGTCCATAAGGTGCCTAGCGGGGTCCGGGACCGGCGGGTCACCCCTAGCAGAACGTCGGGTCTGGGCACCGGCACATCATTTGGGGCCACTGCCGGGGCCGCCGACACGGCATTCGGGGCCACACCCCGGTCGATGACCTCGATTGCCCGGCTGCCTGCCCGGTAGACGGTTAGCCCCTTACACCCCTCGTCGTAGGCGAAGAGGATGGCACTCCTGACGTCCGCCTCCGTGGCGTCATTCGGCAGGTTGATGGTCTTGGACACCGCATTGTCCGTATGTTTCTGCAGGGCAGCCTGCATCCGGACGTGCCACACCCAGTCTATCTCCAGGGCCGTCCTGCAGAGACGCTGCACGTCCTTAGGTACTTCAGCTAGACCCTGCACCGAACCGCCATTGGCCGCAATGCACCCTAGCAGCTCGTCCGTGACCGGCAGGCCCCGGGACTCCATGACGTAGGAAAACGCCGCGTCGACCTGGTAGAGGGATTCGTCACCCAACACGTTCTTGGCGAAGGCCACGCCGAATATAGGTTCACAGCCAGACGAACATCCGGCAACCATGGCTAGAGTGCCTGTCGGGGCTATTGTAGTTACTGTCGCGTTCCTGCGTAACACACCCTGTCCTGGCCCCCACGCGGGATAAGGGCCGTGCTCGGCCCCCAGCTGGGCCGACGCTGCGTGGGCTGCACTCTGTATGCGGGCCATGATCACCTCGGCCAGCTCGATGCCCTCCCAGGAGTCGTAGGGCAGGCCCATCAGTATTAGCAGGTCGGCCAGCCCCATGACCCCTAGACCCACCTTGCGGGTCCGTTTGACTGCCGCCTCTATCTCGGGTAGCGGGTACGCGCCCACGTCGATGGACCTGTCCAGCAGCTCGATTGCTGACCACACGGTCTGGTCCAGTAGGGCCCAGTCCACGCACCCACTGACGTGGTCATACATGGCCGCCAGGTTGATGCTGCCCAGGACGCAGGCTTCGTAGGGCAACAGGGGCTGCTCCCCGCAGGGGTTGGTGGCGTTCAGCCGCCCCAAGTCGGGGGTCGGGTTGGCCCGTTCGATGGCGTCCAAGAACAGCACCCCAGGCTCCCCGTTGGCCCAGGCGTGATGGACTATGAGGTCTAAAATCTCCGACGCGTTCTTGGTGCCCACGACCTCTCTGGTCCGGGGGTTGACCAGGTTGTACTCCCCGCCCTCTCGGGCCGCTCGCACGAACTCGTCGGTCAGCCCGACCGAAACGTTGAAGCAGGTCAGCTCGGTTTCGGTCCCGGCCTTACACTGAATGAACTGCTCGATGTCGGGGTGGTCGACCCGGAGCACGGCCATGTTGGCCCCGCGTCGCTTGCCGCCCTGCTTGACGGCCTCAGCCGCCGTATTAAAGACCCTCATAAAGGCCACGGGCCCGGAAGCCACACCCCCAGTGGACCTGACCAAATCGCCCTCCGGGCGAAGCTGTGAGAAGTCGAACCCGGTGCCCCCGCCTGACTGGTGCACCAGCGCCATGGCCTTTACCGTGTCGTAGATGGCCCCCAAGTCGTCCTCAATGGGCAGGACGAAGCAGGCTGCTAACTGGCCCAGCCCAGTGCCCGCGTTCATGAGCATCGGACTGTTGGGTAGGAAGAGCCTCTTCCGCATCATATCGGCCCACTCCCGGACCTTGGCCTCATTATCGCCAGCCAAGGCCCCAGCCACCCGGTCACACATGGCGTCCGGGGTTTCCCCAGGCTGCAGGTATCTTGCTTCCAGTATCCTTGTTGCTACGTCGGTCACCTGTTTTCCTCCTTTGGGCTGTTTTTCACCGGCGCGGGGTCTTGGGCCCGCCCCCCAGTCGTCTGCAGAGGTCACCCTATTTCACCCCCATGAACAATACTAGCACCCAAA